TTTCGTCAGCAATAGTTTTTGTTGTTTTCTTCCTTCCGGGCTCTGCAGGAATATGCTCATATGTCATCACACGAAATACCAATGTGTCTACAGCAATACTGTTTGGATCAACAGTAAACTCTTTCTGCCTGGGTTTTTTAGTCCAATTGCCTTCTGCAATAGCGGCGTCGTATGCTTTTCTAGAAAGTTTGGATGCTCGGTTTTCTTGTGCTTGTTTGATTGTGGTCTTGTTAATTTTTCCCACAGAATCCACTATAATGTCGGGGTCTGCGTAGCTGTCATCGGTGATGTAGCAATAGCTTAATTTACTTTTGTGAATCTCTGAAAGAATATCTTTGTTATTTAGATAATTGACCTTTCTGCCTTGTGTCATGTTGTCTCCTCAAAACTATGGTTCGTTTATATTGTATTATACACAAAAACATGATGCGAGTCAAATGTTTTTGAAATGGATGATAATTAAAATACGTTTTTATTTATAATGATAAATAATAGCAGGAGAACTATTATGGCAGAAGATTCAGGTTTTACAATTGACGGCGAACCAATCGGCAGAGGCACAGTAGGTGACTTAAACGTCACAGATTTACCCAGTACTAGAAAAGACTACGGTAAGTTTGATTGGCGAGCACGAATACGTCCTAAAAAAGGCGGAGAAGGATTCGCATACGGCACCAAAGATGCACAAGGAAATGATAAGCCCAGTATATTGAGCCCGTTACAAGAACGTGGCGGCATCGTGTTTCCTTATACACCAAACCTTTTTTTACAGGGTGCTGTTGACTATGACGAGCATAGCCAACATGGTTCGAACTATCCATTTTATACATATTTGAACAGTAAACCAACTACGTTGCCTGTGCAGGGGCAATTTACAGCAAACACCCTAGAAGAAGCACAATATCTGTTGGCAATTTTTCATTTTTTACGAAGTATTACCAAGGGGTACTATGGCGATTCTGCTGTAAAAGACGGCTTTTACGGTACACCCCCTCCAGTAATGTTGTTCGAGTATTTGGGACATTTTGGATTTAACAAAGTTCCTGTGATAATTAGAAGCTACAATTTTCAACTGCCAGACGGTGTTGATTATGTGCCTGTGGAGTACGATCATCCTACAGCAGGAAAAACAATAACTTACATGCCAACAGAAACAGACATCATGATAGAAATGGTGCCACAGTACACACTTAAAAAGTTGCGTAAAAGATTTGACCTGAATGCGTTCACTCGAGGCGAAGACTATAACAAAGGATTTATCTAATGGCAGAACTCCACAGCAATAATAGTTTTTTGCGTAAAGCCCCAATTAGGGATTTTTATCTTGATGTGAACACATTACCTAAAATACCCAAATCTGCATCTGACCAAGTTTATACAATTGACAGTAGATACAGCAAGAGGCCCGATCTTCTTGCTAGTGAGCTATACGGCACTTCACAATTATGGTGGATATTTGCATTGAGAAATCCAGATGTTCTTATCGATCCTCTAGAGGATTTCACGCCAGGAAAAGAAATTTATTTGCCGTCGGCGTCGGCAATTGATAAACTGAGATAATGGCAACAACAAATCACAAAGAAGCAGTAGAAGATGTTTATTTAGATAAAGTGATGGGAAATATTCTCGATCATTATGAGAATACCAGCTACAATCTTAAATTATACATGATAGGTGAAGAGGAATGGCTAAGGGGGCAGTATGCCGCCGAGCCTAATCGCACGGTAGTAATAGCACAAACAGGTGTAACTGGTGTACAAATCGATAATCTATCTTTAATGATCACCAAAGGGGCGAGTACTGCAAATTCTTTTGCAGTTAGAGCATCATTCCAACTGTTTCAACCTAGCGCCGCAGATTTATTAGATCAAATACAAGCCGCTAAATTAGCATTGGGACACAAATACATGTTTGCAGATGTTCCGTTGTTTTTAGCAATAGAATTTAAAGGATACCATTCTAATATTGACCAAGAAGACGATCCACTGCAAGACGGAAAACCGGTGATTAGCAGTGATGCATCTTTGAACGAAATTGCAGGACCATTTATTTATAAACTACAGATAGCCAAGGTTGCAGTCAGTATTAATAGCACAGGCAGTACTTATGACTTTGAATGCCCGGTAGGTTCGACCACAGCGTACTCAGATGAATACTTTAAACTGCCCAAAGACTTAAAAGTGCAAGGCAATGACATAATAGAACTAACACAAGATTTACAAGATCAGTTAAAACGATATAGAGAAGAAAATTTAACGGGCGAAGAGTACCATGATGAAATTGTATTCGATATGTCCCAGGTAAAGAAAGTATTAGACGATTTATCAGTTAGTTCTAGTGGCGTTAAAGCCGCAGAGGAAGTTAACAGATTAATCAATGCACAGGAAAAAGGTATCACCAGTTTAGACGAGTATAAGAAAGCACTCGAAGACGACCCTGATAGTTTTGACGGTGGGGTAGAAGCAGACACAGATTGGCTATCTAATCAAAATATCAACATGAAAGAAGGCACCAGCCTAAATCAATTTTTCACCACATTGCTTGTGATGTGTGATTCTTTCTTAGATAGCATATCTAGAAAAAAAGTTTTTAACGATCCAGAAATTGATGAGAATGGATTAGACCTTAATAAGACTTTCACTAAATGGTACAAAATCGAAGCAGACATCACACACGCATTGGACGCAACAGGTGGTGCCGAGTTTGATAGACGCCGAGGAAAATATGCAAAAAAGGTAATTTACAAACCCATAATCTACGACACAGCAAACGCCAATCAGCAGGTATCTAACGCAGAAAATAATCTCAGTGAAGCACAAACAAAAAAACGTGTCAAAGAAATGAGTATTAAAAAGGCATATCACTATTTGTACACAGGACTGAATGATCAAGTGCTCAGTGCAGACATTTCTTATAATGCAGGACAAGTGCTACTTGGCGCTCCGGGCGGAGGATACATGGGAGATATTTCTACGAACGCCAACAGTCCCACAATGAATGTGGACACAGGCACTGATTTATCAGGTAAAACCACTAAGGCAGAAGTGGCGGCTAAACAACAAGATCCCGGCGGAATACTGAAATCTCTGAAAAACGATGCTAGTTTCCAAGACAGAGTCAAGCAGGAATTAGGATTAACAAACACTGAATTCAACGACCTCATGGCAAGTAAAGCTCGACAACAAAATCTTGCAGAAACAATATTGTATTTGAATAATCAAGGAAAAGATCCTTTGGGATACAGACTTACTCAGCAAGGGTCAGTTGACTACCCTGTGGATGCGCCACCACCGAATCCAAGAGCAGTGAATTATAAACCTGAACCTTCGGGATATATTTATAGTGCAGATTTATTAGAAGACTATGGGGGTAGCGAAACAGTTATAGGTGAACTGCAAGGACAGCAAGCCTTGCAGTTGTTACAAGGCGCCGCAAGAAGCGATAAAGAAATCGATGGCAGTGCTAGACCAAAATATAACTATGGTCAACACGTGGTAGCCACTGGTGGACAGACAAACGATGGAACACCAAGTGCCACGCTGTTTGGCTATATGTACAACAACGTTAACGATGCAAGTATTTTGATAGATTTAAATTTAAAAGTTAGAGGAGATCCTTGGTACCTAGGTGAGCCCATGTCATACGCAGATGCTCGTGCAAAACGCAACGCTCAAGGTAACGAGGCCGCTACAGCTCCAGAACGCTCCCAAGACAAATACATTGTATATGGCGGCGGCGATAATTACTACTTGTTCACCATGCAGACCCCTAGGGTGCGTGACCCTGATGTAGACATAGAAGATAACAACACAGGTTACATGGCTAGACAAGGAACAGCATATTTTATCAGCGGAGTTTATCAGATTCATGCTGTAACTGCAAATTTTAGCGGCGGACTGTTTGACATAGAAATGACTAAGTCTTCTAAAGTAACATCACTAAGTCTATCAAAACTAGACATCACAGGAAACTAACATGGGATATAAGGCAGACGAATACAAGATTAGTAGAAAAAATCCTAGGGACAAATTGCGTGAAGATGCAGATCTGGATTTTGGTATCTACATGGGAGAAGTAATTGTTCGGCCTAAAGATGACAGTCGCAGTGGCAGAATACCAGTGTATATTCCTATGCTGGCAAAAGACAGGAACGACCCGAAAGGATACTTTAACTGTTATTGGAGTAGCCCATTTGCAGGCACAACACCCAGTGCCGCAGTGGGAGATAACGAGTATAGATACCAGGACACTATGAAAACATACGGCATGTGGATGGTGCCACCGGATCCTGGTAATTTTGTTTTGGTGATATTTGCTGACGGAAAAAAGAAAACACCTATCATAATTGGGTGTATGTTTCCGGATCAAATGCAATACATGGTACCTGGTAATGCTGCCGGTAACACATTCGGTACCAGAGTTCCCATGCCAGTAGCAGAAAAAAATCGAAAAGCTGAAAATAGAAGCCATAGCGCAGGTGTGCAACGCCCGCTAAATCCCTATATTGCGTTCCCCATAGTAAAACAAGGGCTTATAAATGACCCAGTTAGAGGAACGACCACCAGCTCAGCCAGACGGGAATCTCCCAGCCAAGTATTTGGCTTTTTAACTCCTGGCCCTGAAATGGTGAACATGGATTCGGATAAAAAAGACGGCACACATCGTATCGGTGGTCATAGTTTTGTGATGGATGATAATCTGAAACAGCGACATATACGATTAAGAACTGCTGGCGGAGCACAACTTCTTTTAGACGACACAAACGAGCTGGTCTATGTTATCAACAGCACAGGCACAGCATGGGTAGAGCTATCAGCAGACGGTAGTGTGAATGTTTTCAGCGACGAAAATTTGAACATGCGAGCTACATCTAACATTAACATAAGAGCAGATCACACAGTTAACATAGATGGTGGCGTGAGAGTCAATATTAATGCAGGATTAATGGAAGATCCAGGCGGTAACGTTGACACGTTGAAGTTAGGCGAGGGACGAAGAACCGGCGGAGATATATACATTCAGTCGGGTACAAGCATTAACGCTCTTACAAATGACACTATCAAGTTACAAACCACAAAGGGTGGTAGTAAAATAAGTGCCGCTTCTCAAGGCAGTATTGCAATATACGGTAAAGACCAAATAACTACAAAAACACCGGGACCAACAGTGATTGATACTGGCGGCGACACATTTGTGAGCACAGGCGGCAGTACACACATTGTTTCCAGCGGACAAAGTTTTGTTAAAGGATCGACAGTACATTTAAATGATGGCGGATCAGTTAGTCAAGGCAATATCCCAGAAGCAATCAAGCCACTGACGGTTACTATATTCAAAGACGAACCAATGAGTGTGCCTGTCGTATATTATAATCATCAAGAAACCACCAACGACAGTCCTATACCTACCAGCGGTAAACGTGTCACAGATGGAAGTAAATTTTTGGCACAAGAGAACACAGATCCTAACAACAACTACAGTGATGAACGTGGAGAAAAAATAGATGTTGCTTCCACCACAACCATGATAACAACCAGAGAGCCTTGGTTTGGCCATCTGAAGAAGGATATAACTATACCCACTGCACGAAGTCAGCAAATAGAATCTGATGCTTTTTTTGGTGATCCGAGAACACCGGGTACAAGTGGCAACGGATATATGGGCCCAGACAATTATGTTGACGGCAATGGTGATTTATATAAAGGGGTAGGTTTCGATGGTTACAGAGCAGATAAAAACGACGACGAGTTAAAAGATTACCTACTCTCAAAATTACAAGATGCAAACGGTGACTCGTACGAACCAAATGTTGCAACAGCCAATTTCAGAAGCATGCAACCCGACTGGGAAAAAGTGCCAGGTAATAAATCTGTAGTTGCCGCTGGCGGCCAGATGATGCAAGAATTTACCACAGCAACACTGGGTAGTTCTGGGCACACTGCTCTCACTTTGACAAAAGAAAGTATTATCCAGTCCCAAACACCAGAACTTACTAAAACACCGTTGGTTACAGACGAGGGATATCAGCCATATAGTGGCGGCCCAACAAGAAACTGCATAGGTTACAAGCATATTTTAGCAGAAGAACAAGAAGAGGCTGGAGTGATTATGTTTGGTCAAGGACTGACATATGACCCAACATCTGAAACTACAACATTTAGTCCTGCTGGCGGGTCAACAAATATTTCAGCAAAGGCACTAAGCGACTTGATAAAAACAAACGGCCCTGGCCAGGATTTATCTCAATACGGATTAATGCCAGCCGACGATCTCATTCCCGGCAGTTCGGGGGACGGCGCATATTATATCAAAGATCGTGAACAAAATGATAAAATCATAATGTTTAACGGAACAGAAACTGGCATGTCTACTAATGTTGCTAAAATGTTATTAGAAAATGATCTAAAAGTGATATCTAAATTTGTGCTCGATAACACACAACAACCGATGAGCAAGGCACAACTGATGGCGTTTACGATGTTAGGCCATTCGATGGGACAAGATCTGATGGTACAACATCCTGCTTACACAAAGTTCAAGAGTCGTGATTTTAAAAACGTGGCCAATAGATATAGTCTTAGAGGTTATGATGAAGTTGCTAATTTCTGGTACGGGGACAAAGGCAACTTTTTATCATTTCTACATCAATGCGACGACAGCTGGTTTGGACCCACAAGCGGATACGATAATATACCGACAATAATGTCTAGACAGAGCGATTGGAACTCTAAATCAGGAGACCTGGAAGGGGCATTCAGGATCTATAAAAACTCTAAGTATTATGGGTAAATTTACTCAGTTGTCGCTGTAAGTCGGATATTTTCACATAAGCACGATATTTTGCATCCTGTTCTTCTTTAACAGTTTGCTTGAGCATTTTAATGGTAGTCTTTAGTCCATTTATATCTTTGAGTTGATCACATACCATCTCTCGAAGCTCTTCTTCCAACGTGTTGTTAAGTGTTTTATTAGTCATTGTTTAACATCCAAACAAATGTGTCTTTATAATATTTATAGTGTCATACGACAATAATACTTCATTATGGCTCAAAGGAACCTCAATTGAATTACAGTCAGTGAACCCGGATGGCAGTGATTTTTGAGTAGCCACAGTTAGCAACCCGTCATTGTGTTCACTGCCTAAGCCAGCGAGATCATTACCTGATCCTTTAGACCCTGTTGTGACCACATTCAGTACTGGAATGGACAAATTTGATTGTTGAATATCTTGAATAAAGTAGCTGTTTGGTTTCACGTTCATAAACAGTTTACTTTGCCTAAACACCATGTTAAGCCATTTTGCTGTGTAACTGCCACCCCAGGGCGAGCTTAGTGTTACCAGTTTTTCTACTTTATTGTTTTTTATTGCCAATAAGGTAGACAACAAGCATCCGTAGCTGTGTGCAATAACATAGAAAGGTTCGTCACCAAACGACTGTTTGATTACTCGATTAAATCTTTCTATGATTATACTAGGATCTTCTTGTGTTTGATATTCCAACGCCAGCGCATTGTGTTCAGGCAAAAAAATATCAAAGTAATTAAAACTGACATTGCTTTGTCCTGACCCATGAACAAATGCTATATTAGGCAATTTTGGCATTTAGTATCAAATTTTCCATCTCGGTTAATTCGACTGGCAAGATGTCCTTTGGTTGTCCTACCATATTGACCATCTCAAACAGCACAAATTGCTTAGTGTGGTAATCAAAAATACCAATAGAATGAACACGCTTGTTCTGCCAATGCATCATTTTACGAAAACGAGGCCCGTGTCCCGTGGTATCTTTGTTGTTTCGACGAGCAACAATCTTATTTGCTCTGCTTGCTAGCTCAACGATATTGTTGAACTTGTCTAGTACGTTTTTCATTTATTTTCCTATAATAAATCAAAGTAAAAAACATGCATCAATCTCTTAATGCTCCAATATTATGTATCCTAACAGCATCAAAGTCAACCTTTTTTTTGGCCCTATTAAAACATGTTTTAACCTACATAGATAAATATTGATATGGCAAACATATACAAAGGTTTTAGCACCATGGGCAAAGTTAGACCGCCATATACGGTGACAAACGGTGAAGCAGTAAAGCGAGACTTGCTGAACGAGCTGTACACCAGAAAAGGCGAACGAGTGATGAGACCTGGCTACGGCACAATTATATATGATTTGATTATGAATCCGTTAGACGCATATGTAGAAGAAGAAGTCAAAGAAGAAGTTATTAGAATATGCACAAAAGATCCACGTGTCGATATATCAGAAATATTCACACAAACGTTGGATCATACCATTAGGGTTCAAGTACAATTGGTGTTGAAACCTTTCTTAGATGAAGAAACTTTGCTAGTAGAATACACGCAAAGCAGTAACGAGATTTAATTATGGCAGTAAATAGCAGACAAAATAACTTATTTGCGGCAGAAGACTGGGAAGTTGCATACCAGGCATACAGTCAGGTAAATTTTCAAGCATACGATTTCGACACTATTCGAACAGCAATGATCGAATATATTCGAACAAATTTTCCAGAAAACTTTAACGACTATATAGAAAGTTCAGAGTTCATTGCAATCATAGAGCTGTTGGCATATCTAGCTCAGAGCATTGCGTTTAGAATGGATGTGAACACACGAGAGAATTTCCTTGAGACTGCGGAAAGACGTGATAGTGTATACAAGTTAGCCAGACAATTAGGATACAACCCTAAAAGAAATATTGCATCCAGCGGATTGATTAAAGTATTAAGCATCAATACTACCGAGCCATTAACTGATAGTGCAGGAAATCAAATAGGCAACAGGGACATAACATGGAACGACGCAAATAACCCTGATGCATTCGAACAATTTATTACAGTACTAAACAGTGCTTTTGGTAATATTAATAGATTCAGCAAGCCTGTTAAAACAGGCACGATTAATAGTATTGTCACTGATCTTTACGAGATCAATACACCTGTAAATGCACCGTTTGTGTATAAATTCAAAAAGAACATTAACGGTGTCAGCAGAGATTTCGAAATAATAAATTCTGATTTTGAAGATAACGGTTTTTTCTACGAGAAACATCCAGACCCGGCAAATAACTTTGGACTAATACACAGGAATGACGGATTAGGTTTATCTAGCCCAAACAACGGCTTTTTCCTTATGTTCAAACAAGGAATATTACAACAACAAACTTTTGATTTCACACAGGCTGTGGAAAATAGAAGAGAAAACATAGATGTACCTGATATCAACGAAACTGATGTGTATTTTCAAGAAATATCATCTACAAATACAGTCCTTACAAAATGGCAAAAAATTCCTAACACAGTTGGGCAAACTTTGCAGTTTAACGTTTTAGCAAAGTCTAGTCCTTTACTGTATGCAATTCAAAACCTGGGTACAGGTGGTATTCAGTTACAATTTGCAGACGGCAATTTTGCTAATGTTCCGCTAGGCACATTTAGGGCGTTCTATCGAACAAGTGCAAACGAGCGTTTTAGTATACAGCCCGACGATATGGGTAATGTTGTAATTGCAATCAGTTATTTAAATCGTAATGAAGAACGATATGTTCTCACATTAACTTGTAGATTGCAGTCTGCGATAAACAATGCGCTTCCTGCAGAAACTCTTGCTGGTATAAAAGAGAGAGCGCCACAAGCATTCTATTCCCAGGACAGAATGATATCAGCGCAAGATTATCAAGTACTACCTTTAGCAAAAAGTACAAATATTCGAAAGTTGAAAGTTACAAATAAAACACATGCAGGGCATAGTAGGTATATTGATATCACTGACCCTACTTCAACGTTTCAAACAACCACAACTATTGCTGAAGATGGGGCATTGTACAAAGACTCTGCTCCCCAGTCCTTTTCATTTATTATTGACGGCAATAATACTGCACTCGAGCAAATTGAAAAAACTATACCGCTATATCTGAAAAACCTAGAACTTAAAGATTTTATTTACAGTGATTTTAGAGAAAAATGGATAACAGCACAACCTAACAAATTTAAACTAGATCAGTATGGCATGATATGGAACACCCTGCCGAAAACAAACCAAAATGATACTGGATATTTGACAGAAACATTTACTAACCTCGGCACAATTAGTGACGTTAATATTTCTAATCCGTCGCTAGCATTAATACAGCCAGGACATATGATAAAGTTTGTAGACCCAGATGACATTACGTCTTATAAATGGGTCAAGATTGTATCGATCAGAGATAACGGCAGACGTGTGAGTTCTAGCACAACTGCTGACGGACCGTTCAGACTTAGTGAAGAAATTAAAAACGGTTGGAAGGGTGCAGAAATTATTACCACACTGCGAACTAGATTTTTTGAAGTAGAAGCATCTAGGGTCAGAGCAGCAATCGAGAAAAAACAAACATTTGGTGTCGGGTACAACCCCACAGCAGATTCGTTTTACGTGATTAATAACAACGATTTGAATAGCGGTGAGTTCAGCATTGGTAATGCTCAAGACACATCAGGTAATAATCGTGACAGCAGTTGGATTATGCAGTTTTCCTACCACCCCATTGATACACTGTCTTTTCGATATAACGTCGAGACTCGCGGTACTAGATATATTTTCGAAAGTTTCGAAGATGTAAGATTTTATAACATAAACCAAAACCGCATCGTGGATAGTTTCACCGGCAGAGCAAAGTATGATACTATAGAACTTACAACAATTAATACCCAAGGTCGAACCGTCGAAGATTTCGAGTGGAGAGACACAAACGCCGACGGAACAGGAGACAAGTGGTATTCAACTAGTGATGGTGTAGAGTTTATTGACATACCTTTGAAATCTAGAAGTACAAGATTCGACCAAGTAGAAGTATCTGTAACCACTAACTTTGGTTTATTTAAAAATGCAGATCCAGCTGGAAATTCCTTTGTTCGCAATCTGGTAATACCACTGGGCACGAACAATGTGTCAGATGCAACGTCAAACATCAACGTTACAATTTTAAATAACACTGGCACAATATCAAGTTTACCAGATAGTTTAAGTATCCCTTTTACTAACACAACCTTTGGTCACAATATTTTAGATTCTAACGGAAATATTGCTTATAGATTTGAAGGGACTGATACCACTGCTGGCAATGGCTCGAACACAGGCGGCGGGCATTTATATGTAACCAATGTTGATGTTGCTAATCAAACAGGCACACTAATTGTAGAAAATTTTGATAATAATCGTCACTTTGCTGTAGACTCCACAGGTTTATCAAGCAAAGATGTTGTGTCAGTGGACTATGTTAGATCCAAGAATCAATTGGAAACTCCAATATTATGGGCCGCAGTTAAGAATTTTGTGTATTCCGATGGTTACACTGATGCGAGAAAAGTACAGGTAACACCGTTCAACTCAACAAACGATGACAGTCCCGATGACCCAATACAATTTAACGAATTTGTGGGACCATCAGATTTGATAATTTTTGAAGACTTCGATAGCTTTGACGGGTATACATACACAAAACCTGCTAAAACAGGTATATTGGACTTAAGACGAGAGCCCGATGTAAGATTCAACGGACAGTTTACATTAATATCGGGATCATCAACAGGAGATGCTAGTGTTCCTTCTGGTAGATACTATAACACTGCTGACTACGACTATTTTCTGGTTAAGTCTAAAAGCATAATTGACGAAAGGTTTAATAACACAGCCGGAAAGCTACACAACAAAAAGGTATATGCCCAAGATACTGGAAAAATTTACTTAATGTCGTATAGCAGTACAAACCTCGATGTTGTAAACAATTATGAAAGCTCACAGCATCGTGCAAAGAAAGGAAAAAGTTTTACACAAAATACTCGTTCTACAACACAAGAACCAGTCACATTTAGATGGACTCACATAGCTAACAACGATATGAGAATTGATCCCAGCATCAGCAATGTACACGAGTTTTTTATACTAACGGATAATTACTACAACAAGGTACAGTCGTATATTAATGTTCCCGGGACAGCGTTCCCAGAAGAACCTACAACATTAGAATTGCAAACTGAATTTAAAAATTTAGAAGAATTTAAAGCCGCCAGTGATCAGATTTTATTTAAAAGCGGCAAGTTTAAATTACTATTTGGCAATGATGCTAGGAGTGAGTTGCAAGCAAGGTTTAAAGTAGTTAGATTGCCCGGAACAATTTTAAGCGATAACGAAATAAAAACTAGAATTATCAAAGCAATTAATAAATATTTTAGTATAGATAACTGGGAATTTGGTGACACATTCTACTTCACAGAACTTAGCAGTTTTATTCATCAAGAAGTTGGAAACTCAATTGGTAGTATTGTGATCACACCAAAAAAAGCCGGCGGAGTGTTCGGCGATTTGTTCCAAGTAAAATCTGACAGCGATGAGTTATTTTTAAGCACTGCAACTGTGGATGACATTGACATAGTAGATAAAATTACAAAAGACAATATATCTCCTGCATCGGGTACACCAACATTTACGTCTTATGCTAATCCAACATCAGAGATTGGACCGTTTGCTATCAACGGACACTATCCGTTGTACCCAACTGCAGAAGCGGCAAACTTTGCTGGTAATGGCACCCACCACACACACGAATTTTTCGGAAAAACGTTTTACATGCCTAATGGTATTACAACATATATGGGTAATTATGTACAACAAGAAGGCGATGGCTCTACAACACAAACAACTGTAGAAAACAATCCAGTTAACAATACGCTGTCATCAAGTGCATCTAGCACCGACGACACAAACGGAAATGGGTATTAATTATAATGGCTGATAAAAAGTATACACAACTGCCCGGAGTGCATCAAACTCCCGTTATCAAAAACTTTTTTGATACAACAGTTGAACAGTTATTCAGTAAAGCAAACGTTAATCAAGTGTCTGCTTACATCGGTAAAAAAGACATAGATTTATTTGCCGAAACAGACACCTATGTACTACAACCTACCGCAGACAGAGACAAGTTTAGTCTAGAGCCTGCTGTAAATACTATAGACCAGTTAACTGGTAAAAGTACTAATATTGTCTTTTACGAAGATTATCTGAATATACTTAAAAGTTATGGCGTTAATATTTTTAATCAAAATTCTATATTTGACACAAGCGCATATACATTCTTACCGCCAATTAATGTTGATAAATTTATCAACTACCAAGAATACTTTTGGAGTCCTACTGGTCCAACACCAGTAATTGTTGAAGGCACAAGCTCGTTTCCAATCAATGTTGAAAAAGACATACTAGGCAAAAAAACATACACAACACCATCTGGCGTTGTTTTAAAGAATGGTATGGTAATATCATTTTCTGGAAATTATGTAATTCCAAATAAATTTAAAAATGAAAAACGTTTTATTGTAGAGGGTGTTGGCGAAAGCATTATTTTGCATGATAAAGAGCAAAACTTTGCCACAGTGTTTAGTACTGAGGATTACATACCTTTTGACCAAACAATTATTGACCCACAAAACGACACACTTATACCAACTACAACAGATCTGAATAACACCAATTTCTTGAGTGGTGGTTTGGTGGGAGTAGAAAATTATGTTTCGCTAGAAGGTCAAAATAATTGGCCAACACCAGATTATACGCCTGAGCAACTAGATGCAGAATCAGGCAATCCTCTTTGGGAAGACTACGTTGCTCCAGTCAATTCGCCACTAGTGTATGTAGCAGGCGGCATAGGTGCATTTGACACAAGGCCATTCGACAGTGACAACACTCAAGAAAAACCTGACTATATAGTCATGCAACGAGGTGCAAAAGACAATAATGTCTGGAGCAGAATTAATTTTTGGCACCACAAGCAGAATTTCCTAGATGCCGGAGACCAGCTGCCTGGAAAACTTAGTCGTGCAGTAAGGCCTATACTAGAATTTGACAGAGACATAGAGCTGTTTAACTTTGGTACTACCGGAAGATTTTCTGTTGACATTAGTGCTGAAGGACTTTTAAAAAGTGAAGTTGAAGGCAGACCAACAGGAGCGTCAATCGACGATGTAACGTTGCAACCAGGCAACACAATAATGTTTACTTCTGACGATGCATCTATAACACAATACGCATACCTAATAGTAGATGATGGCTCCGGAAATGTACAATTATCCAGATTGCCAGCAGAAACAAATCCAAGCGATGCTGTGGACGGTGATCCAACATTTGTTCCTTTTATAGCACAAGATGGCGATGTATTAACTGTAAAATTTGGTGCAAAATACCAAGGTATCGAATACTACTGGGAAAACGATAAGTGGAATAAAGGACAACAAAAAACTAAAATTAATACTCCTATTGAATTTAATGCATATGATGCTGATAGGGTGTCGTTTACTAACGATGCGATATACACTGCAAGTGATTTTACAGGAAATAAAATATTCGGATATACACAATCTGGCGACAACAGAACAGAAGACCCAGTACTAGGGTTTCCTATACAATATAAGAATTTTAATAATTTCAGCGAAATTTCTTTTACAAATTATTTAGAAGATTACAGTATCACTTATACGCCGTTTGGTGGCACATCAAAATCCAGACACACTGGTTACATATTTTATAAGAAAACTTTGCCCAACGGAGATTCAGTATACCACAACATGTGGAGACCAATTGAAAATTCCGTTAGACAGCATGTTGAAGATAGGTATATTATCAGCGAAAAAGATGCAAGCAATGAAAAGAAATTATTTCATATTTCAGCTAAACCAGAAAACTTCGATAGCGATGTTGCAGGGCTAGTAGAAAAGAGTATTAGAGTATACCTAAACGGCAATCGTATTACTAATTTTTCATTCAGCAACACACAAAATGCTATTACATTTTCTGAATTTCCTTTCAAGCGAGGAGATGTTTTAGACATAAACACTAGTACTACAACTGGATATATTATTAATCCATATTCAGATGGACGCTATAATATTCCATTAAGTTGGCACAGTAATTTAGATAATGTGGACATTAAAACTACGTCCCAGCCTGAATACTTAGATCATCTCAGAACACTTGTTGCAGAACAAGAAGATATACAAGGCGATCCTTTGGGTGACAATAACTTTGATAGCATCGAAAAAGATATCAAATGGGCTAACAAAATTGTTCAAACTGATGATGACCTGCAACTTTCTGCACTATTGTTTAGTAATGACACGTTTAACATAAAAGACAGTATTTCTTACAGTGCTGAGGAATATGTAAAATACAAGAACAGACTTAAAAAAGAGATTGTCAATTTTGTAAACAACAACGACTATTCAGAGATGTCGTATGGCGAAATGTTAGAATCGGTTATTGAAAATGTTATTGCATACAATCAAGGCAAAAATGTTTTTGATAATACCTTCATGCTAGGCTTTAGTGACCAATACCTAACAGAAAATATTGTGGTCAATAATGTTTTAAAGAAAGAGTATATCTTAACAAACTATGCAGATTTAACTCAGATACAAAACATAATTTACGTTTATAATGTAGCACCAGGCGGGAAAGAAGAACTGCTGTGTATAGACGAAGATTATCAACTGGACTCTAGCTCCGGTGTTGTAGTGCTAACGTTCACTGACGATTACACATTAACATTAGGCAACACTATAAGAGTCAAAACATACGATGAAAACATAGAAAGTGCACAAGCACCACCGACTCCTAGTGCAATGGGTTTATACCCACTGTATTACCCAGAAATTTTTATGGATGACACTTTTGTTGATCCTGTGAAGATGGTTCGAGGACATGACGGTAGTAAAACCGTTGCTGTTGATGATGTACACGATTTTATATTACTTGAATTTGAACGTCGTGTCTATAATGCAACACTACAACAATTCAGGAATAACGATAGTGTTCCAGACTTGAGTGTGTTTGATGTTCGTCCAGGTGCATTCAGAAATACAGGTAGATCGAGAGAAGAGTTTTACGGACTACTAAGAGCAAACTTCAACTTCTACATTGACAGAAACGAAGTGGATTTCGTAAAAAACGAATTCTACAACTCAGATAATTTATGGACATGGAATTATAATTCTGGGTCTAGCAAGCCGGCTCACTGGAGAGGTATATATGAGGACTGTTATGATACTGATCGTCCGCACACTCACCCATGGGAAATGTTGGGCTTTACAAGAAAACCTGTTTGGTGGACCGAACAATACGGAACGGACTTTAGCTCGTCGAACACACAGTTGTGGAAAGACCTCGAGGAAGGCATTATAAGACAAGGTGCTCGAGCTAATATTGAAAATAATGCTTACAAAACAAATAACCCGCATAGACGTATAGGTCTACAGTTCGAGTTGCCAGTTGATGCTTCGGGCGAGCGACTACCTCCTGCTAATATTACCAGCACAATATCAACAACAAAAGATCTGTCCTGGTCTCAAGTGGAAGTGGGAACAACCAGTTCGACTAGCAACACATTTATTTCCGTTGATGGTCTCAGCATCACTGAAATTGGTGACGAGTTAAATATAACAACACGCAATAAAGTTAATCATACTACAGGGATTTTCCCAACTGAAGATAACACTAATACCATAGCAGATACAACTCTAACTTATAGAATTAATTCTAGGGTAGGTGATAACCCAAGCGCAGGAAATTTTGCTAATGCAACAAGCATAAGCAATAACAATATAGGCGTTTGCACAAACGGCGCACTCATACTCAATGCAAATACAGGAATCACTTACAGCACTAGTAATTGGCATTATAACAGCATGTTCAGAAATGAAGTTAGTAGAGACAACGCTGGTGGAAATCCTGATCAGAATAACATTTACGGATATGTACAACCCAGTCCGCAAACACAAGATTTAGAAAATTGGGACTCCGATACACACTCCCCCATAATAGGGTGGAGCTTTGATGGATTTCCTATTTATGGGCCTTATGGATACGAGGATAGAGCAAATGTATCTAGTGCTATAGTTAGACTCGAATCAGGCTACAATTTAAAAACAACAAACAGAGATGATATTGCTGTTGGGCCCGGTGGATTGCCTACAGGAGAATTCATAGAAGATTTTGAATTTGTATCTTCAGCGCACGGTCTCGACGAATATAATGGACGTTACGGGCCTACCCCAGAATTTCCAAACGGCACCTACTATTATGTAGCAACCATAGACAGTAACAATAGACCTGCTTTCCCTTATACAGTCGGTTTAAATTTTGCAGATCAGCCTAACGATATCGAAAATAACAGCAATGGTACGGCATCATTGGGGACAGGCACACCTTCTTATGAAAGACAAAGTGCCTTGCAAGTTGTATATTCAGTTGACAATACATTAACTGGTAAAGGTTGGAAATTCAGCGACGGCGCCCCTGTTGAAAATGCATGGAGAATATCAGAAGGCTACCCATTTGCAGTAGTCCAAGCATTACTGTTATCACGCCCCGGCAAGTTCGCTACAGTTTTTGCAGATCCAAGAAAACCAATTAGAAAATCTGCCAACAAAGATCAATTATTGGATAATACCACAAATAAACGATTGCAGTCAAAAATTGTAGCAATACATGGAGAAGTAAATGCGCTGGGCGAAACTACTTATACTGTAGGTTTTACACAATTTATTGACGCATTTTTAAAATTCCAAGGACTTACCACAACAGCACATTTTGCTAAGCCGCTGAGAACACTCAACAGCAAATTAGGGCATAAATTCGCTGGTTACGTGGACAAAGACACAATGACAGTGTTTAGCGATAGCTATAGCTCAACAGGTAATAGTTCTAGTTTGATATTGCCGCAAGAAGATATAGACATTGATATACACGTTGGGCCTTACAGTACCACAAACGACTATACTGGTGTTTTGATAACATATACTTCTGATAAAAAGTACAAAGTGGAAGGCTATAATCATGTAAAGCGATACTTTGATATTGAAGAAAGTAATAAAAATGGACCTAAAACAGAAGTAAGCGTAGGTGGCGAGCCTGTAGACTATGCTACTTATGATAATACAAGGAATTATCAAGGTAGCAGTATAGTAAAGTCTGGGTATAGTTTTTACAGAGCTAAACAGTTTGCTGGCGCAGGAACAGCACTAACTGACACACAAATCTGGGAAAGATTACCGTCTTTGCCGATGCAAAATGCCGCTGAGGCGACATTATATTTACAAGGCACTGGTGTTATATCTAAAGTAGAGTATGGCACAGTATTCGACACAGTTAACGATGTGTTCGATTTCCTAATTTCGTTGGGCAGAACACAAGAATCCTACGGATACAATTTTGGAGAATTCAATTCCGAAATAAATGATATTAATAACTGGACATACAGCGGCAGACAATTTTTGTTCTGGAGCATCGGTAAATGGGCATCAGGTAACACACTAAATCTCAGCCCGGCAGCCAGCGGCATAAAATTTGTTGCACCTCTAGGCAGAGTGAGTAAGATAATTGATATTGATCAAGGGCAATACAGTATTGTTGATCAAGAAGGTAAATCGATTAAAGCAACAGAATGTGAAATTATCAGAGACGGTACAACAATAGATATTGTTCCGCCGGAAGGTAAACAGATATATGGTGTAATAGTTTATACTAACGAAATAGAGCATGCCATGGTCGTTTCCAATAAAACAATATTTGGAGACACTATTTTCAACGACGTGCTCAACCAACGCCAGCGCAGATTAAAGATCAAAGGAAAGCGTACTGCTAATTGGAATGGAACACTGACAGCCGAAGGATACATCATTACACAAGATGGCCTCAAGCCTAATTTCGATACACTGGCATTAGATATGGGCAAATACAATGAAATTGGTCATGTTCCTGTAGAAAAGCAACTTTACGATGCAAGTAGACGACAATACGGATACAATGAGAGAAAGTATCTAAGAGAATTTGAATTAACATTGGACGATCAATACGACTTCTATGTTGGCATGATTCGAAGTAAGGGAACAAAAAATAGCATAGAAGTATTGCTGAACAGTGACAAAGTACTGGTGCCTGGAAGTGTTGCAATATACGATGAATGGGCATTAAAAGCAGGAGAATTCGGTGATGTTGATAACTATCAAACACTTGATGTTCGCATCACAGAATCTGAAATTGTTTCCGAAAGACAATTAATACAAATTGCTTACCCAGAAGACATAGTTAGCAAAGTTAAGGAAGTTGAAGTATTAGATAGGACTACAAAGTTTTATCAACGCCCGTTCCTAGAAATTGAGCCACCACCTGCAGAGATACCAGGTAGTTTCGAATACGGTGGAGGTACCACAGCACAAGCAACTGTAAATATTGGCGCTGACGGAAGAATTTCTGATGTGGTTGTAACAGAGCCCGGCTACGGATATACAATTAATCCGTCGGTAACTGTTATTGCGGCCCAATTGCTTACAGCAAATATTACAACAACGTTTCTAAAGCCATATGCTATATCAACATCCAATGTTGACGTTTCAAGTATATCAGGTACCGGCAACATATTGATAACTGATAACTTTAGTTCAAATGTAAACACTGTAATAGATCTCAGTGCAGTGTCTACTGTTGAAGATATTGCAAATGTTATCAACACAACAGCAGGCATAAATGCAAATGTTACAGCATCGTTCACAAGAACAGTGAGCGGTGGCCAAGAAGAATTTTATTTAACAATTAAAGGTAACGATTTTACACTTGCAGAGCAAGGAACAGGAACAACTCTGTCCAACGTGCTTTTCATAGACGCAAAACGATATCAGCCTAGACAGCGTTACAGTTTCCAGACAGCAAACAGTACGTCAGCGAGTGACATTGTTGTAACTGTAGACGGTGAAACAACCAGTGGCGGTGTAGTCGGCGCAAGTAATGTTGATTGGGTGTTTGACCCAGGTAGTAGAACTGTAATTACTACCACATCCTTATTATCAGGTAATGTTAGTCAAAGCTTCATATTCAACCCAGGTGATGTATCCAATGACGATGCGACCACAGATGAAATAG